AGATGCCAAGCAAAAGCCCTGCTCAAGCTCGCCTGATGGCGGGAGCAGCCCACAGCCCAGCGTTCGCTAAGAAGGTTGGAGTGCCGCAGAACGTGGCAAGAGAGTTCAACCAAGCCGATGCTGGAAAGGGAATCTTGAAGAAGAAGAAACCGGCGCCGAATGCGGAGAAACGCTAATGGGCGTAAGGGATCGCGACCATAAGATGGAAGCCGATGAAGTCGTACCGGAACGGATCTGGCGTTTAACGATGCACTACCATGACTTGATCTATATCAAGTATTACTGGGAGAGTATCGGGCAGCAAGCTCCACAGACCTTTCTCGAAGAGATGGAGCGAACGAATAAGAGGCTCCATGAGTATCTCGAAGTAGAACGGAATCAGGGTGGGGCATATCACGAAGCGGGATTAAAGGAGAAGATAGATGAAGCAAGGAAGAGCAGGTAAGGAAGTGACCTTTCACAAGGTCGCTCATCCAAGTACGAAAGCCGTTGACCCTGGCGGGGCAGACCAGCTTGGTCAGGCAATGGCTGATAAGATGCGTGAAGGACATCATGTTCCGGGGAATTCGGCGGAACGGTTGTTCATGGGGAGGGGATATGAAGGACCAAAGCCACCTGCACAAGCTGCTGGTCCTGGTGGTGGAAGAGTTGTGCATAAATCTGGAAGTCAAGGGAGACACTAATGTCAGTCGATTGGAACAAAGCATACCTTCTACTGGATGTGGTGGAGAAGAGTTTCGGCCATCCACAACTGAAGCTATTGCACGATGAGGCTTTACAAGAGCTTCAGGAAATGTGCGATGAGATTACTGCCGATCAGCCGAAGCCACAACCGACAGCGGCGGCAGCGAAGACACCTGAAAGGAGAATGTGATGGCGAGAGAAATCCTTGGGGAATATGGACCCGAGCGTAGCACTGGTCCTGCTTCACGTCCTGGCGGTGTTATGAGAGCAAGGGACGTGATGAACTACAAGCCACCGCAAGGCCCAACGAATATCAATGATCCGAAAGGTCCAGGGTTGCATGGCCATGACTGCGGTAACATGAATAGGCCAACGGTAGATCGTGACGATACTAGCGGTAGCGCTGGCCTTCACGGAACCAATAAGGGCAACGATGGCTCACAGAGATGACAGTAGAGGTCGATATCGTCAATCGTGCTCTGCAAATCATCGGAACGCGAACAACAGTAGCATCCCTTACTGAGCAGAGCAACGAAGCGATCCAGGCGAACATAATCCTGGAGCCATTGCGTGACGCCTTGTTACGCATGGCTCCATGGAATTGTGGGACTATTTACAACAATCTGGTGCTGATAACAGCAACGCCTGGAACGCCAGAGAATCCAAGTGTAGGACCACAGACAACGTGGCAGAGGGGAATTCCACCGCCACCGTGGGCATACGAGTATCAGTATCCAGTAGATTGTCTGAGGCCAATCTATATCATACCACAATTCTCTACCGGGTTTGCTTCAGGTATTCCGATTACTACGGCTGTAACCGGCGCAGCTCCGGCCTTTTGGCTTGGGCCACCGCAGAAGTACAAGGTCGCGGTCGATCAGTTCTTTATGGTTCAAGCGGCAACGGTTGCTAATTCTGGAACCAATTATCAGGTTGGCGAAGTTATAACCTTAGTTGCTCCACCGCCAGCCACACCTCCATCTTTAGGAATTCCTATCCCTGGCGGTGCTCCGGCCCAGCTTGTAGTTCTAACGACTGGAGTTGGACAAAGCGTTGCTACGGTTGGGGTTGTACCCCAGATCATTGGAACAGCTGCACTAGCTCTTGGAGGAAGCTATCTCCATAACCAACAGGTGCAACCGATTGGACAAGCATCTTCGACGAACTTTGGAACAGGCGCAACCTTTAATTTGACGTATAGCTCGGTAATTCCAAATCAGGAGCAAAGGGTCATTCTAACCAATCAGGAGTTCGCTACCCTTTGTTATGTTCGACAGGTCCAGAACCCAAACGTAATGGACGAGAACTTCCTTGAAGCTTGGGCTGGAATAGTTGGGGCAAGACTGGCAATTCAGCTTACTGGCGATAAGGCAATGGCGAATATGGGCGTTGCCCTCGCCAATAACCTGATTACTGAGGCAAGAAAAGCAGATGCAAACGAAGGATTGACTATTAATGATGTGACGCCGGACTTTATCCGAACTCGTGGGATCTATTATCCAACTTGGGAGATAAGTCCGAATATCCAGTTTGATTGGGGACCGATGTTTGCGAGCTATTAATGGCCCAACCAGTTATTCAACATGCCTTTAATACTGGCGAATGGGCACCGGCGCTCAACGCTAGGGTGGATCTTCAGAAGTACCACCGTGGCGCGGCAACAATGCGGAACTTTTATGTCGATTACCGTGGAGGTGCTAGCACTAGGACTGGAACTAAATTTGTTGCTCAGGTAGGTCTTCCGGGCTTCGCGGTCAGGTTGATTCCATTTCAGGCTTCGTTCGAAATCTCGTATGTTATTGAGTTTGGGAATGGGTATATTAGGTTTGTAAGCAATGGCAATTTGGTCTTAGAGAAGGCTCTTCCTATAACCGCTGCGACAACGACGAATCCGCTTACCGTAACGGCTACTGGAGCCGGGAGTCCATATACCCTTCCGGACGGTACTGTCGTTCCTGCTTACCAAGCCGGAGACAATATTATCATTACTGGCGTTCAAGGAATGACTCAGCTTAACGGACGCAATTTCTTTGTTGGCGGTGTGGCTGGCGATGTCTTAACCTTGTTTACTCCGGACACTCAAACGAATGTGGATGCTACCGGATATACTCCCTTTACCAGCGGAGGAACCACACAGCGGATCTATAAGCTCGCCTCTCCATACTTGTCGAGTGAATTGGCGTTAATCAAGTATGCTCAAATTGTTAATCAGCTTATACTTTGTCACCCGAACCATCCGCCTATGATGCTGACTCTTATCTTGGCGACGAAGTGGACACTTACTGGTATAACATTCGGATCGACTGTAGGAGTACCAACGGGAGTAGCGGTTGCAACGACGAGTGCTGGAACAGTTCATTATGCGTATGTAGTGACTTCTGTCGATTCTAATGGTCAAGAAAGCTCTCCTAGCTCGCCTTATGCAACGGTGTCCGCGGCCGATATGCACACTACGCAACTAACCAACACGGTCACTTGGACGCCTCCTGTGCAGACCTCGGCTTTTCCGGGCGTTCCAGTGAGCTATAATGTCTATAAAGCTAATGAATCTTATGCAGGGGCGGTGCCATTAGGAAGTCAGTTTGGTTTTATTGGGAATGCTACTAGCACAACGTTCATAGACTCAGGGACTCCACCGAACTTCGAGCTTAGCCCTCCTGTCATTGCTACTGCGGCCGGTAGCATTTCTTTGGTCAACATTACCGCTCCCGGCTCATATACAGTAGTACCAACGATGACCGTGCCACCGCCAGCATCGGGAACGCAAGCGGTATTTCAACCTTGGTTATCAATTTCCCTTGCAGCAGGGGCACCAACTGTCGCGGGTGGTGCTGGTGGAAGCGTCAACGGTGGTTATGTCGTTGGACAAGCCGTTAACTTTCCTATTCCTGGTTCTACTATTCCGGTAACTTTGGTTGTTGCTTCGGCGGTTGTGATTGGTGGGATTAGTTATGTTACCGCTTGGAACGCCGTTAATTATCCAGGTGCCTCTGCTGGTCAAACGTTTGCTAATCCACCTCCGAATCCAATTCAAGGTCATGCTGGCTTCTCCAATCAATTTGCCTATGCTAACGTTGTTTGGGGCGTTGGTGGAGCGAACATAACGGTTGCTGGCTCGGGCTATGTTGTTGGGGCTCCTCCAGCCGTTACCTTCACTCCTGCTGGAGCAACGGCGACTGCGGTTGTTTCTGGTGGGACTTCTGGCGGTGTCGATCCACTTAGCCTTGGCAATCCAACTGTCCCAACTTTCTTTCAGCAACGGCTCTATCTAGCTGCACCGCCGCAGGGAGTTCAAACATTCTTTGGGAGTCAACCGGGAAGCTTCTTCAACTTTAATGTTAGCAATCCAATTCAAGCTGACGATGCTATTGAAGGCTCGATTGTGTCTAACACCTTGAACACGATTCGGTCTATGGCTGCAATGCCAACCGGCTTGATGATGCTCTGTGACCGCCAAGCTTTTCTTCTGGATGGTGGATCGGCTGGATCGCCTGTTACGCCGATTGATGCCGTTGCCCATTCTGAAGCATACAATGGTGTTTCGGACATTCCGCCGTTACTGGTTAACTACGATATCCTCTACGTTCAATCTAAGGGATCTATCGTCCGTGATTTAACCTTCAACTTCTACACTCAGATCTATACTGGAACCGACATCTCGGTTCTTTCAAGTCATCTGTTCTTCGGCAAGCAAATCAAGGAGTGGGCTTGGGCAGAAGAACCATATAAGGTTGCTTGGGCCGTTAGAACCGATGGGATCATGCTTTCACTGACTTTTCTTAAGGAACAGGAGGTTGTTGGTTGGGCAAGGCATGATACCAATGGAAATTACATGTCGGTTTGCTCGGTGACAGAAGCGGCGAATGCTGGTCCAACGATGGGGACTGTAGACGTTGATGCTACTTATGTGGTTGTCCAACGTTTCATCAATGGAATGTGGAATCAATTCATTGAAAGGATTGCTGATCGGTTTATCCTTGGAGCAGCTGTGAATACATGGGCTGTGGACTGTGCTCTTCAATATACTGGGAATCCAGCTACAACGATTACTGGACTTTGGCACTTGGTTGGACAGACTGTAACCGGACTTGCAGACGGAAAAGTGATTCCGCCACAGGTGGTTTCGGCTCAAGGGACGATAACGTTAAGCACGCCCGCTTCGGTTGTGGTCCTTGGGCTTGGTTATACTTGTCAACTTCAGACGCTTCGTCTTGATACTGGTGATCCGACGATTCAAAGCAAGCGAAAGAAGATTCCGGCCGTAACGGTTCGAGTTGAGGATGCACTTGGATTGACGATTGGAAAGACTTTTTCTGCTGGCTCACAGGTTTCAATGAAAGATCTTGTTGTTGGGAACGTTGGAACAATGTCCAATGGAGTTGTGACTGATCTTGTTACTGGTGACGCTAGAACGGTTCTTGATCCTTCTTTTGATGTGCCGGGACAGTATTGCATTCAACAGAGTCAACCGCTTCCTGCAACGGTTCTTGGAGTCATGCCGGAAGTGGATCTTGGGGACACGCCAAAGTGACAGTAGTCGCTATTGATCGCATTCGAGATAGCCTCAATATTCAGGAGATAATCAGTCATTCTCCAGTGGCGGGCATTGTCGGCGCAGATAAAAAGTTAATGATGGCTTTGAGGATAAGTGAAGTTTCTTGGGTTGGAAGGGTCGACAACGAAGTTGTATGCGTTTGGGGATTAGTTCCGCCAACAGTGATGTCGAACAATGCGTATCTTTGGTTGCTAACAACGGACAAGGTGGATAATCATCAATTTCTGTTCGTGAGGCATTCTCAGTTAATGGTCGATATGATGTTGCAGGATTATGAGATATTGGTCGGGAACTGCAACATTAGACAGCCAAAGAGCATTCGTTGGTTAAAGTGGCTTGGAGCAAGGCTTGGAGAGCCAAATGGAGAATGGATTCCGTTTCAGATAAGGAAGAAGAATGGCTGATCCTGTCTCTTTAGGGGTGATTGCTGTTGGCGGGATGGCTGCAAGGGCCGCTGGCGGCATCGTTCAGGGCATGGGTCAGCTTTATTCCGGCCAAGCCCAAGCGCAAATGTATCAGTATCAAGCTGGCGTTGCGCGATTGAATAGGCAGATCGAACTTCAGAATGCCGAATACGAGTACAAAGTTGGCGATGTTGAGGCTCAACAATCGGGAATGAAGACACGTTTTGAAGTTGGTCAAACAAGGGCAGCACAATCGGCGAGTGGGCTTGATATGGGTCGAGGAACCTCGCAGAACGTCATTACCGCCGAACTTGACGTTGGAGCGCAGCAGCAGGGAATCATTCGAGCCAATGCCGCTAGGCGGGCTTATGGACATCAGGTTGAAGCCGTTAAGTATGAAGCTGAAGGAAGTCTTGACATGATGGCAGCAGATCGAGCAGTAACGGCAAGTAAGTATTCTGCGGTTGCTTCGATTCTCGGAGCGGCTGGTGGAGTTAGTTCCGACTATATGAGCTACAAGAAGACATTTGGATAATGCCTAGGGTACCGACAGCAGCGGCAGAATACCGACCGTACTCAACGGCTCAACCGACTACGGAAGGGCCACGGCCGCTCCATATCCAAGCGCCATTTGAAGAGGCGTTTGGCGTTAATATTGGCCGTGCTATGGCTGGCCTTGGTGGGGAGGTTAGCAAGACTGGGCAAGAGTTATTCCAAAGGGCAAATGCGCTTCAAGAGCTTCAGAACGAAAGTGATGCCAGAGAGAAAGCCAGTCAAGCGATTGATGCAGGAGCAACGCCTCAAGAACAATATTTGGCAACGGAAGGAAAGGACGCAAGGGACACATTACAATCGCATTTGGGGAATATGCGAGGCATTGAGGATCAATACCGTGGTCAGTTAACGAATGAGAGTGCAAAGCGTCATTATGACACATATATGTTCGCTCATTCTCGTTCAAACGTTAAGACCTCTATTGGCCATGCAGCGAGGCAAGACAGAGCATACCACGATCAAACGGTTGAAGCGATTGCCGATAATGCTGCCGCTGACCTGTACAGAAGTCCCGATGCTGACAAGTTGGATGCATATTACGCGAAGATTGAGGAGGATGCTAAGACAAAGGCGGGATTAAAGGGCGTTCCTGACGATGATCCGATAATCGAGAAGTGGAAACACGACAAGAAACTGAAGGGAATAAGCAATTATCTTAAGGGAATGGCCGACATTAAGCCAATAAAGGCCCTCGATGACTTTGAGAAATCCATTGATGCCGGAGTTATTGAAGGGGATGAAGCTGCAAGGGTGCAAGCGTACATTTGGAATCGGTATGCTGGAGCGATTGGAAGGAACAAAGAAAAGGAAATCAATGGGGATCTGTACGATAAGGACGTAGCAACGCATAAGCCAGAGAAAACATTAGGTGAAAGAACGAATGAGGCATTGAAGTGGATTGACGAGCAGAATTACCCTGAAGGCCTAAAGGAAATGGTAACGGAGAAATTGCTTAACAACGTTCGGGCTGGTTATGGTAAATATGAGAAGGACGTTGTGGACATTAACAAGCGGAACTTTGACGTTGTTAAGAATGCACTAAACGGTTATGACCAGAATGGTCAGCCAGGGGCATTGCCGATAAGCGAGGACGAGATTAGAGCTAAGGGAACGAAAGTCAGCTTAGCATTGGATGCCCTTCGAGAACAGTCTCCTAGCCTTTATGCCAGCCTTATGAGAGCGGCTGAGCATAATGCAAGGAAGGATGTTGCCCCAACGAAAGAAGGGGACATGATGTATAGGGGATTGCACGGATTGGCAGACGAGCATCCAGATCAATTCGTTGCTGTTAATCTCTGGGACGAGAAGTACGACAAACTAACCAGAAGTCAACGGGATAAGCTATTCGATCTTCAAGACAAGAAGAAGCTGGCTCCAGAGAAAGATCCGAACGTTTCTAGGGCCGTCAGGATAATGAAGGATGCTGGAATCTGGCCACAGAACCTGACTGAAGCAACTGATCCAACCGCGTATCATTGGCTGACCGGTTCCTTACAGCTTGAAATAAAGGCTATGACTGGCGAGGCATTAAAGCCTCCAAGTGACGAAGAGATTCGAACGTTGGGTAAAGCTTTAACGGCTGAGGTTCCGGGCACTGCTAGCTGGCTAACTTTTGGCTTGGGAAAGAATGACCCTTATTACCAGAATCTGTGGCAGAACATTCAGAAAGAAGGAGTTCCTGAGGGAGCAGCCGATATAATCCGTCGGGACCATCCGGATTGGAATGATGACAAGATTCAGGAACAATACATCGCGAACTTGATTAAGATGCAATACAAGAAGCAACTGGAGACTAAAACTCCGAAAGGCCCAATAAAGGTTGTACGATAATGCCAACGGCTCTTGACCCAAGAAGCGACCAAGAAATCGCTGAAAGCATCAATAGAGATTATGAGCAACAGAACCAATGGCGTATTCAACGGGCTCCAGACTTTGAGGCTGACAAAGCAGCCAAAGCGGCGGGAATTGCTGAGGATACCGGCATTGATCCGATAGATGCTGCTAGGAATCTCGATGAAGTTGCCAAGGCGCATAAGCAGAATCTAACCCATAATATCATCCATTTCGATCCGAACCTTCAATCGTACCTTGAATCGCATCCCCTCGCTGCCAGCGTTAGCCAGAACGATTGGCATAATCTTTCTGACTTCTCCGACTTTATGAAGAAAGCTTATGGTCCTGGACTAGAGGTGCTAAAGAGCACTCCAGGCGGGAGAATGTTATCCGATCCGAAACAGGTCTTTTCGGATACTTGGGACATTGCTAAGTCGGGATTCCGTCAACTTGTTGAAGCTGCAAAGCCAGGGATTACTCCAGAGACAGAAGAAATTGTTCAAACGACCATAAAGAAATGGCAGGAGCAGGGAATAGATCCGAAAGTTATCGAGCGGCAAGCTGACCTATTAAGGAAGCAACTTGGTCGAGGCGAGATGGTTCAAGCGTTGTTTGCACCAGCGCAAATCGCGATTTCACCAATTCTAGGAGCAGGTAGAACAGCCGTCACGAGGCCTCTTGCTGAGTACCTTGGTGTTCCTATTGATACGGTTGAAGGCTACGCGATGGTGCTGTTGGCACTGGCAGGAGTCAAGGGCGCGAGAGATCTTGCAAAGGCTGACCCCGCTAAAGTTGGACAAGTAGCGGACAAGGTTGAGCCATTCGTTAAAGCTGAAGAGAACGTTCCGGTTGGTGTTGATCCATTGATTGATGAGGGGAAGGCGAGAGAGGCACAACTAGATGCCCAACACTTTGACGATATCGAATCGGCCGCTGACCGTTCTGAGACGCGCGAAATCTCGCCGGAGATATTTCAGAATCTCCCGAGGATCATCGCCAAGGATGCAAAGATTGGGATACCCTACGACGCAATTCGTAGAATTTATGGCGACAAGGAACCTTCCCCTGAGGACAATTTACTTGGACGGGTACCGGATATTCTTCAGAAGATCCGCTCGGCCGCATCAACTGGCGGAGATGTTGAGATACCGGTCCATGATTGGGTCACATGGGTTGACAAAGAGATTAGAAAGGCCCTTGCAGATGACCGCAGGGTTCGGTCGTCCGGGTTAACTAAGGCCGAAGTTGAGAGCAAGAAAGAAACCGCTGAGCTTCAGGATAAGCATTTAGAGAATTTGGATGATCTTGCTGAATTTCGTCGGAAGGAATTTGACAAGACTGTCTTTGATCCGGCTAGAGAGGCTGAAAAGGATCAGGCTTATCAAGATTGGCAAGAAGCCAAAGCAGAACGCGATGAGTATGCTCGAAGGATAGGAAAAGAACCACCAACGCCGAAGCCTCCAGAAGCAGAAGATCCATACGATACCGTTCAACGGGCGGCAGGTCTAAAGCCAATTCCAGGTATTCTATTGACCCCAAGAGAATACTTTGAGAAGGGACCAAAAGGAATTTTTGGAGTTGAACCTGCAACGGAAGATATTGCACTTCCTGGTATAACAAAGGAAGGGATGCTTGAAAGAACTAGACCTTTAGGTTCGACTACATTGGAGAGAGCCCTCAATGAGATTCAAATCAATAAGGTGCAGGATTCTATATCCAATCTATATAAGGCGCTGGCAAAAAGGATCAAGGAGATATCTGGGGAAGTTCCAGTTCACATTGTCAGTAACGAAGAATGGTACAAAACTAGTTTAAGACTTGAACAAGGAGCTTATTATGACTCAATTCGTAATCATGTAGTTATCTCCGAATATGATTACATGGGTGGAGATCCAAGAGGCTTGCGTTGGATTATGCTCCACGAGTCCATCCATGCAATAACAACCAGGGCTATTTACAGGAATCCTAGTAGCGGTGCCTTGGCAAAGGGAGTAAGGGATCTGGTTGCTGAAGCGAATCCAGAATTGATAAAGAAGTTCGCTTACTTTATGGAAGATGAACACGAATTTATAGCGGGGATCTTTGATAGAGATTTTCAGCAGGCATTGATAGATACACCATTGAATGCAAGGATTGCCGAACGTCTTAATATGAAGGAATGGCGCGGCAAAACTATGTGGCAGGCCGCTGTTGAGTTCATTCGTAGAGTCCTGGGATTACCAGAAGAAGATACGAACGCACTTGAAGTAGCATTGATGGCCTTTGATCGAATAACTGAAGACCAAAAGAACATGTTTGGTCCAAGGGGAATAGAAGCTCCAAAGGCAGTACCAGAACGGAAGGCACCACCAAAACTGGGGGTGCAAGAGGCCAAGGCCGTCGGTGTAACAAAGGACATGCTGGCTCGTTGGGAGAAGCTGGTCAAGGCCGGGGAACTCAGGAAGAGCCAGAAGATACTAGAGCGGGCTCATAAGCTGGAGATGCGGCGGATGAGCAAAGAGTGGAGGGATAACCTCCCGGTTGTTGAGGCTGAAGAACGTGACTTACTGATGCAGCGACCTGAAATCGCTGCAATGGACTTCATGCGTAATGGTGTCTACTTGGGTAAGAAGATTGGAGCGCCACCAAAGTTGAACCGCGATGCTCTCAGTAAGGATCAACAAGGTGGCCTTCCTGATACCTTCATGAAGAAAGGAGGAATGGACCCAGACGAGATGGCGGGGATGTTTGGGTTCGAAACGGGCGACGAGTTCGTTCAGAACCTAATCGCGGTTTCTCAACGGCAGGGGAGGATTCCGTTCAGAAACTACATTCAAAGTCTGGTTGATGAGCAGGTTGCCTCTCGAATGGCTAATGAGTTCGGGGTTCCGGCCAAAGACATTCTCGATGGATTAAGACAGGACATTCTCCATCCTAGCGAATTGGATAGGTTGGCTGAAGAAACGTATCTCTTTGGTCAGAAGGCTGGCGTTGCTCAACCATTCATGAAGGAAGACTTTCAGCGGATGGCCGATGCTGCCCTCAATGACAAGCTGATGAAGGATATCTCAACCGAAAAATCCTTGCGCGAGAGTGGGAAAGCGGGGCGAGAGATTGAAAAGGAGATGCTCAAACAGAAATGGGACAGCGCGTATGAATGGGCACAACGACGGCAAATTGCGGCTCTCCAAGCTAAAGAAACGATGAAGTTGGAGAAGATGCGTAATAATGTCGAAAGGATAATGAAGCGGTTCAGCAAGACTGCCGTGCCTGGAGTATCCCAAGAGTACGTTCCGTTCATGCAAGAAATCGTTATGCGGCTTGAAGGTAAGATCGACATTGATCCAGTGAACCTTCAGAAGAATATGGAGCTAACCAAGTTTAAGACACTGAACGATTTTATCGACCATAAGCTGGCTAACCGAAGGAACATCCAAATTCCCGATTGGCTCCTTGACTCCAAGGAGATGCGAAACATTGATGAAATGACCGTTGAGGATTTTAGGGATATTCATGATTCGCTGAAGTCCTTGGAATGGAATGCCCGAATGGATGGGAAGATCTTCAAAGGCCAACAAGTGGTCGACCTTGATGAAACCATTGAGCGGATGGTGGAGAAGATTGAGGACGTTCTTCCGCCGATGCAACCGAAACATTTTCCATCTAAGTTCCTTCCCAAAGGCGTAGCTGCTACATCAGAAAGGGCGGTTGCGCTTTGGAATCAGGTTAGGGTTGCCCACTTGACGGCCGAAAGCATAATGAATCGGTTGGATCGGGGCAACATTAGGGGTGACTTCAATCAATTTGTCGTCAGGCCAATGGCTCAAGCCGCTGACAACGAACATTTGATGCTTCGTGAGTATCAGGCGAAGTTAAGAGCGGCGGTTGGCAAGATTCCTGGAGCAAACAAGAAGATCAAGAATGGACTCATTAAGGAGGGAATCTTTAGTGATGAGAACCTTCCCTTGCGTAAGCGGCAGGTTTTAGGGATTCTGTCAATCTATGGTGATCCAGTAGCAAGGGATAAGTTCATAAAGTCCCAACCAGGGATGACAGAACAATCGCTGGCAGCATGGTTATTCGATCCAAAACGGGGAATAACGAAGGAGGACTTAGATCGGCAGCAAAAGATTGGCGATCTATTGGAAGAACTGTTTCGTAAGGGCGATAGAATGTCCTATGAGACAGGGGGCGTTCCAATCAAGAAGAACCCTATTGAGCCGCTTACAACGCCTTATGGTACTTACCGCGGTTGGCATCACCCCATAGACTACCAGAAGTTCGGGCCAGATAGAGAACCAATAACCGAAGAGAAGATACTGGCGAATACAGTCAACCAACCGGGATTCAAACCGATTACGACGAATCGGGGATGGACCAAAGAACGGACTACTTTCGTTGGGGATCAAGAACTGGACCTTGATATCATTCCACAACGAATGAAGGAGATGATCCATGACATCAACTTCAGGCCAGCCATTCTTCAAGCCCAAAAGATCCTATGGAGAGAAGATCTTCAGAAAGCCATGTTAAAGCATCTCGGTAGGGAGGAAGTCAATTGGATGAAAGAATGGGTACGGGACGTTGCCAACGCTAACAATCAAGTTAACCTAGGACTGTTCGGAAGGGTGATAGAGGGCATTCGCCAGAACACGATTGGAACATTGATTGGATTCAACCTGAATGTCGTAGCGAAGCATTCTTTGACAGCCGGGATCAATTCATTGCAACAGGTTGGTCCCTTAAATTTCCTTCGAGAAGTAGCCCACATATGGGGAAAGAGCGACGAGGTTGGGAAGACGAACTGGCGCTTTGCAATGGACAATAGTGGAGAACTGGATCGACGAACCAAGACTTGGACCGAATACAGTCAAGGTCAAGCTCCAATGCACTTGCTGCGGTCGTCACCGCGGCAGGCAATGTTGGCTTTGGGCGGTCAGATGGTTGGATTCTTCGATTTGGCAACGGCGGTTCCGACTTGGAATGCTGCATACCGAAAAGCCCTTCGCGCAGGGGAAACCGTTGAGGATGCAAAGTACATTGCAGATACCAGCGTTAGGCAAGCGCATGGATCTTCGGCTGTAACGAACTGGCCAAAGGTAGCATCCAGTCGGAATCCAATCATCAAGTCATACGGTTCATTGTATAATTTCTTTAGTCACATTGGACAGAAGCAATACGAGATGGCATGGAGAGCAAAGGACGCTCGTTACGAATGGAAGAAGGGCGATGTTCAGGATGCGAAGCAGTTGGTGAAACCGCTTCCATTTATGTTTCTTTCGTATATTGCTGGTGTCGCTGCCGTTGAAGAGTTGGTTACCCCATTGTGGGATGATGAATCAAAGTCTTGGGGAGAAAAAGCTGCTCGTGGACTAGCTGCAACCGCATTCAGCATGACAAGTTCATGGATTGCCGTTCGATCGTTTATGCGTGATTTCTTTTGGGGGAGAGAAGGGCAACAGAGCATATTCGATACGAGCGAGAAGCTCGTCCTTGAATCTGTAAAGGACATTGTTGATTGGGCACAAGGGAAACCTTGGACTGGAGAACGGTCAGCAAAGGCGTTAAAGAACTTCATTATCACATTCGGCGTACTAACGGGACTAACGAATCAAACGGAAGCCAAGGCAGCGCAATATCTGTATCGGTACTATCATAACATGGAGCATCCATCAGGTGTTGGAGATTGGTTGCATGGATTGAAGGAGGGAACCGGAAAGCCAAAGCCTCTGCGACGGAGGCACCGTTGAGGCCAATAATCGTTATTTTAATAGTCATTCTTCTATTGATACTTGCGGGTTTATACACACGGATCGAAACGCAAGGTGAAGGAGAACCACAACTTTATGCAGGCGTTCCATTCAATGCCAAGCTGCTTGAACTGGATAAACGGGCACTTGATGACGCCTATCATGATCAGATAGTTAAGCTATTTGGAGTTTGGTTGACTCACGGAATCAATGATGCGTCAAACTTCCGTAGGGGCCTACAGAATACGCGAAAAGGCTACGAAATGGCTGCTGAACAAATTGCGAAGCGAGAGCAGGAGAGGCGATGATGAGAATAGTCATATCAAGTGGACACGGCAAGTACGTTCAAGGCGCTTCAGGTTATCTCAATGAAGTCGATGAAGCAAGGCGAGTCGTTGAGCACGTTGCAGACTATCTTGGAGATGCTGGCGTTAGCGTCGATGTCTTCCATGATGACGTTAGCAACGACGTGGACGAGAACCTCAATAGGATCGTTGACTTCCATAACAATCAAGCAAGAGATCTTGACGTTAGTG